CTATTCGTTGATGTTTTCGTCAGATTTTGTCTCACTTTCAGTTTTTTCGATCTGTGGTGAGACAGTGGTATTCCCGGCTTGTTCCTCAATCGAGATGAAATGCATGCCCTCGCCAGCTAGCTTTCTACGGTTTGCGCGGCGGGTATAGACCGCCGCTTGCTTGGCGGATTCCCAGCCATAGATTGCCATCAGCTGGAACTCGGTTGCGCCATTGTCGGCGGCGATGGTCGCGCCCGCCTTGCGCAGGCCGTGCGCCGAACAATCCTTCAGTCCAGCCAACCGACACTGTCGGCCAAACCAATTTCCGAAGCCGCCGTGGGAATAGGGTTTGCCGTGTTCGGTGACCAGAAAATTCAAATGACCCACAGGCGTTGCGTCGATGATGGCCTTTAGCGGCGCCAGGACGGGCAGCTGACGGTGTTTGACCTTCCGGGCGCGGCCCTTGGCCTCGGTGAAGCTCAGCCAGCCGTCCTTGATCATCTGTGGGCCAAGATGGATCACGTCTGATCGCCGCACGCCGGTATAGAGCAGCAGCGTCAATGCCAGCCTGGCCTTGGTGCCGACAGGGTGCCGCGCCTCGAAGGCGGCAACCTCATCTAGCGTCCAGGTATGGAATCCATCGGGGTTCTTGCTTTTGAGGTAAGGAACCTTCTCGGCTGGATTGGCTGCCGTCAATTGCGCGTTGATCGCCCACTTGAACAGCTGCCGCAGCGCCTTGATCTGGGAATTGGCCGCCTCCGGCCGGTCGGCCATCTTGTCGCGGGCCGATCTGATGTGCTTGGACTCAAGCATCCTATACCGCTTTTCGCCGGCCGTCTCGCAGACACGGTCCAGGATCAACCGCCTGGCATGCCGCGTGGTCGGGCCAAGGGTCGTGAACTCTGCGGCCTTGAAATACTCCTGACAAAGCCATCCAAGGCTGCCTGGTAGGCGCTTGGTTGCCGCGATGGCCTTCTGCGGCGTCGGATCACTATCGGTACTCAGGAGCGCCTGATAGGCCGCCAGGAACGCGGGCGTTCCCGGCGTCTCGCGAATGCGCTTTCGCTTGCCGCCCCGGCGGACATAGTAGCGGTCATTGCCATGGCGGTCCGTCTCGATGGAAAGATAGGGCAGGACAATCCGGGTCACCAGGTATCCCATTCATTGACGTCGTCTGATCCCGGCAGAGCCACGAACGCAACGTCAAGCGCAACCCGGTCCCAGATTACCCGGCTGTTAACTCTTTTAGAACCCGGCATACGACCATCGCCGACCATCTCATCAAAGAGCGTTGGGGAAACGCCAACATATGCTGCTGACTCAATACGCGACAAGCCGCGCGGTGGCAGTGATGCCGGCAAGACGTCGGCTTTGCGCCTAGGTGCGCTCATCACATATCCTCTCCAGAAGGGCAGCCGCCGACCCAACAACCGGCAAATGTCCCGATGACACGATGGCAGTGGATGCACGCCTTTCCAGGCGCTGGTTGCCAATATCTATGCTCGGGCTTGGCCATGGTTTCCATGATCTGATCAACGATGGCATCAACATTGTCTTCCTTGCCGACATTCTTGCGGATGATCTCTGCGATCGCTGGCCTCAATGTGCCGTTGGGGTCACTCATCATCCGACCCCTGGCTGGATAACATCGACCCCCGCCCCCCCGCCATACCCGACCGAACGCAGGCACTCGCAGCATAGCTCAAGCACCTGGTTACGGTTCACTTGCGGGTCGCCGCTGCGCAGCGCTGTGATAGCCTCCACGCGGGCGGCGAATTCAGCTGGGGTCATTCGTAGACGCTCCCCTTCTGTCCTGGCTCGTTACTCTGCGTGCAACCAAGGCGATGATCAGTCGCGTGAGGACAGCGCTTGTTACCGCAGTTCGGACAAAGAACCATCCACGCGATCGGACCATGCTTCTCGCAACATCTCCCGCAAGGGCATCGATCTTTGTTCATGCCGATTCCTGCTGCCATCACGCTATCTAAGGCTGTGTCTCTCATTTCAGATCCTCCGTTGTCAGGGCGCGGATAGCATCAGCGTATTCGAGGCCAGCTTTATCGCCGTCTCGTCGCTTCATAAACTGTAGAGCACCCGGGTCATTGCTTAGCGCGCTCCACTCGCCAGTTTGCGGGCTTCGGATAAGAGCCAGCGGAAGTACATTTTGAGCAAGCGCGCCACACGATCTTGCCTTTCACAATACGAGTCTTGCTGCCCGAGCCACGACAAGATTTGCAGATCTTCATCCATCACCCCTCCTTGAACAGTTCCGCGAGCACGGCGCGGGCATAATCGCGTTTCTGTTGTTTGTGATTAGGCGTTGCTAGTTCCCATGTATCAATGCCGATGCCACTTTTCATCGCATAGCTAAGAGCCTTCGCCACCCGCTCGACCAGCGCATCCACCGGGAACGGGGATGCATCGGCAGGATCGATCTGCACCACCGCGAACCGCTGGCCGTTTACCTCGATTATGGTCATTGGTCTATCTCAACTACAATTCGCTTACACGCATACCCATGGTTTAATTGGTCCCATCTGCAATTGGTGTCTGCTTCAAAATTTTTCTTGCACACCTTGCGTGTCGATGCGTTCGTTCCATCGATGGGCATCCAGTTTTTTGCTAGATCGGTTTTAAAGAAAATCATCCAGTGTAAAATCTTCATTCCTTCCTCCCGTCGAGCGCCTGGAGAATGTCGTCGGCGCCGGCTCGGTGACGCTTTGGCCGAACTGGTTATTGCGCAGCTTGATCAGATGACTGGTCACCAATCCCTGTTGCGTGCCGCGCGTCGTCGTTGTCGAGAGCGGCTGATCTGCTGCGCGGCCAATGACGCCTGTATTGTGTTGCTCCAGGAAGGCCGCGACCAGGGCATGCTTGGCACCTCCCGCAACGATCGTTCCCAATGGCTTATGGATATCGAGGGATCGCGGCGCCTGCCCTTTGCGCTCACCATAGCCGGTCTGAATCAGCGTCGGTGTCACCAGCGCCATCTCGCCGCGCTTGGCCGTGGTGATGGTGCGCAGCGGCTCGTCGACGGAATGCGACCTGCTGTCACCATGATGGGTCACCGGGATTATGAAAGGCGTCGTAGTATCAAACACATATTTCCGAAGTCCGGCGGCGATGCGCCGTTGAGTATTGTCGACCAGCGGCTTTTTGCGCTCGAAGATGGAGGGGCAGGGTATCGACCAGTCGATGCAATCGGCGGCCGTCCGATAGGGCAGCAGATCACGGCCGATCGCCCATTTGATGCCGGTCGAGGCGCCGCCGCCGCCCGCGAAATTGTCGACGACAAGACCTTTGATCATTGATCCTCCCCAAGCGGGCAGCCGGCGATGGCGCAGCCCTTGCCGGTGACCTTCGCGACATCGCGCTTGCAATGCGGGCAGAGGCCGGTGCTTGGGATCTGCGCGGGTTGAGGCGCGCGGGATTGGCGGAGGGCGGCGGCAAGCTGGGCGCTCAGCCAGCGAATGCGCTCTTTCGCTGCCGTCTGAAAAGAGATCCGATCGAGATGGTTGCGATCAACGAGGTATTGGGCATTAGCCAGCTCAAAATCGCTTAGCCAATGCATTGCCAGATCGCTCCGGCTCTTCGACAGGTATTCGCGCGCCATTTCCGCGCCGTCATCGGTGATCCAATGGCCCGTCGCCATATCCACCAATGCCGACGGCATTGGTAGAAATACTTCCGCCACTTTCGTCAGTTCAGCCGTGTACCATGGCTCGCCTTTCATCAGCGCGGCTGGTCTAAGATTGCGCAGCATTTTCAGTGTGTGCACCAAGGCGAGGGCCAGGTAGGAATCGCCAGGCCGTTCTCCCATTTCAGCACATCGCCGCTGAACATCAATGACGCTGATGCAGGCGTTGATGCCATGTTGCATCATGTGCTCTCTCGTCTCGGTCATGTCACACCCATCGCGAATAACTGATCTGTAACCATGCCCACCGCGCCCACCAGATGGTGCCGCCATCGGCCCTCGCGCGTTCGCTTAGCCCGCGCGCATGATAAAAATATGGCTTCCACCAGAACCCAAAAGGATTGACGCAAACTGAAAGTCTCGCGGCACGCAGTGGATAAGGAATTCGCATCGTCTTCCCCTCAAATAATCCGCAGATTGCGCATCTTGCCGGGCTCGCTAGCCAAGTATCCCTTGGCGATCAACTGATGGGCCAAGCGGCCGACATGGGCGCGTGACCTCACGCCGATGATATTGCCGATTTCGGCATAGCTGGGCGGCGTCTCATATTGATCGGTGTATGTCTCGATCGCCCGCAGAACCTGCCGTTCGCGCCTGGTCAGAATCGGCCGCACCGGCTGCGGCTCCGCCAACAAGGCGTCGCAGACGGCAATGAAGCGCCGGTCGAGTTCGTCCGGTACCGGGCGCTCGCCATTTTCGATCTCATGGCGCCAACGTCGTGCGCTTTCGATAATCAACCGATCACTCATCTCAGTAATCCTTGATCTTCGCCGGCTTGGCGTTGTCCTTCAGGGCGGGCGATGACGGTTTCGGCTTCTCGCCCCGGATGGCCGGCAGGCCCTGCGAGATGGTGGCGCCGGGTTTCTGGCCGCTGCGCAGCCAGCGCTGGAACTTGTTCATGCGGCATCCTCCTGGGTTTCGGCGGGGTCGCGCCGCGTGTGCGCGCGGGCGTGGTGATAGGCGCAATAGGACGAGCCGGGCGTGACCGGCGCGGCGCAGAACAGATGCCGGCCGGCGCTGTCGTCGCGCACGGCGTAATGGCAGGCGCTCTTCGCCAGGTCGACCAGCGGCACCGCCTGGCTGTCGGGCGCCAGGATGGGCTCATCCAGCGGCGGCATTGGTGGCGCAAAGGTGCCGGTCGCGTGGCCAGGATGCTCGTTATAGGCAAGGCGCTTGCTGGGTTTCGGGCGGCGCGTTGTGCGGGGGCCGGGCTTGAACCTGCGGCATGGCAGACCCAGCGCATTCGCCTTGGCGTTGACGCGATCGGCGGTGGCATAGCCGCCAAGATCGCGGGCGATCTCGGTCGACGTCTTGCGTTCGGCCCAGAGCAGGCGCAATCGTGCCACCAGGTCGTCGGTCCAGGCGATATGACCCAGCGGCACCTTGCGCGGCTTCTTGACGGACGCCTGACGGGTCGCCGCGCGGTCGGCACGGGCGCGGGCCAGCATTTCCGGTTCCTGGCGCTTCGGCAGGCCGAGGCGATGCGCCTTGCCGATCACCGCATTGCGGCTGGGGGCACCAAGCCGGGCGGCGATGTCATTGGCGCTGATATCCTTGTCCCACAGCCGCCGCAGCTCGGCGATCGCGCGGTCCGTCCATCTGAATTCCCGGATGCTGGGATGTCGCTTGCCCATGATCAGGCCTGCTGAACCTGCGGCTCCAGGCCGGCGGGCGCCGGCGCCGGCGGGGTCGGCAGCAGGGGATCGAGGCCGCGCGCCTGGCGGCCGATCGTGCAGTCCAGCGCCGCCTGCTCGGATTCGTGTTCATGCGGGCAGCAATCGGTGATGGCGCCGGTCGCGTCATCGACTGCCTGGACGCGGAATTTCGGCTGGCTGTTGACGGTGGCGACTTCGGTCACGTCGTAACGTGTGGTCATGATTGATCTCCGGTTCTGAACTCGATGACGGGGCGCGGCCGCCTCTAATCACACCCACGGCCGACGGCGCCGGGGTCATTGGCGGACGTAAATTGCTCCCAGCGCACCCAGCCCTGAGGGCAGAGGAAGCCCCAGTCGCGGATGCGCGCCCCCGTGATGAACAACGACCAGGCCTCGATCGGCTTGCCGAAGGCATCGCGGTGCAGGCTGACGCGGTGCGCATCCTCCGGCCGGCGATAGACCAGCTCGCCGGGCAGGCGCAGGACCTGCAGGCCGGACGGCAGGTGCTCGATATACCCGCCCGCCAGAATCAGCGAGACGCTGTGCCAGGGGTGATCGTGCAAGGCGCGGTCGTCGTCATCCTGCACGAATTGATGCAGATAGACGTTGAAGTCATCGTTGCGCGGGATCACCCACCAGCGCCGCAGATAATCGCCATCGGCGCGCTTGACGATGAAATCCGGCTGGCGCTGACGGGCGGCGGCCATGATGTGGTCGGTGCGGATCTTGTCGCCGATCGATTGCAAGGGATGCGATTGCGTCATCACAGCCTCGCCGCCAGATCAAGGCCGGCGATGAAGGCGCGGGCGGCCAGGGCAATCGTCAGGCCGAGGGTCATCCAGCCCAGGGGCGTCAGGCGGCGCCAGATCAGTTGCGCCCGCGTGGGGCGGCGAGAGGCCCTGTGATGGCTCATGAATTTGGATCTCCATAAAGATTGATCAGCTCGCGGGTGCGCTCGATGGCGGCGATGTCACTGGCGATCTGCTCGGCGATCTGTGGATCACCGGATTGCAACGCCGCGCGCTTGCACAAGGCGGCCCGGTCCAACATGTAGGTCAGGTTGGCGATACCGGTTTCCTTGGGCGAGAGCGCGCGGCGGGTCTGCATGGGCGAATTACGCAGTGACGCGTTCAGGCTGCCCAATAAAAGAGGGCAGCCCTGTCTGTTCGGCGGCTTTCTTCACGGCCCGATCGAAAGCGTGATCAAACGTCTGTTCCAGCCGATAGAGCTGGTAGAACCATGTCAGGGAGCCGGCATTCAAGCGGTAGCGCAGCCGCGCCGCGATGAGATACATGTCATCCAGATTGAAGACCGGGATGCTGATCAAGAACAGGTTGGGCACCTTGATCGGTTCATTGTTCTGGTCCGTGTGGGTGCTGGTGAAGCGCAAGGTTGCCTCGCCAGTGCTGAGATTGATGCTCTGGGTCGCCTGCTGGCTGTCATTGACCGACAGGCCGCGCGACAATTCCATGAGACGTTGCGGCATGGCGAATTCGCCCTTCAGGAGGCGCGCTAGCCGGGCAAGCTGTTCCGTCGGCGTCAGATCACCGAAATCGCCACCGGCGGCAGCCTCGCTGATGTCGCCCAACAGCACCGGATCGGGTGGCATGACATCGGCGATGCGCTCTTCCAGAAAGGCGGCGAAATCGGCCTGCGACATGGGCTTGCCGTCAAATTTGCGCCAGATCATCCATTCCTTGGAAAGCGGGAAGTTGTAGACCGCGCGGTGATCATTGAAGCGCGCAAGATTCTGGGCAGCCCCCAGTTCCCCGCCTGCCTCATTGTAATTGAAGACAGTTGTCAGGCTGGGTTCCGTCGCCTGGTTATCGGCGAAGATCGCGGAATGCGCATCCTTGAACCGGTTGGTGATGTCGATAAAGCTATTCAACGACTTGATGGTGATGACGCCGACGCGCCGGTATGGCCGATCGCGAAATTCATCCTGCAGCTTCTTCAGGCTGGTTACCTCTTGGCCCTTTGGCGCAATCAGCACTTCGATGTCAGTTCCATCTGGGCGTCTGCCAATCTTCGCAATGCTAGGGGCAAAATTGCCCTTCAGCGCCTCGATCAAGGAATCGGCTTCGGTGCGGCTTTTCAACTCGTTCATCAGGATCTCCCGGAAAAAGGATTGGTGGCGCGGCTGGGTTAAGCGGTATGTGCCGGCTTGCTATCGCCACCCATGGCATTGGTGACGGGGCGCGGCGTGCCGAACATGGTGAGCTGACGCGGATCCTGCCAGGCGAAGAAATTGTCCGGTGTTGCCCAGGCCACAGAGCGTGGCCTCGCCACTTCCGGCAACTTGGTCTTGTGATCGCAGACGATCTCGAAAAGACCATCCTTCAAGACAAAATCGAAGGTGACAGTCAACTTGGCCTTGGCCTTGCCGCCACCCGTGTCATGCAAATGGTTTTGCAGGAAGGCGGCGATGTCGCGCAGCTTCTCGCTCAGTTGCTGATTAAGCTCGCCGTATTCCAAGCCGGCGACGAATTCAGAAAAGGTGCGCGCCTTCGGCAGGTTTTCCGGATCTGACATGATGACTCCGTCAATGCTGTTGGTTAAGTGGAACAAGGTCGATCAGGCTGGCGGTGAAGCAGCAACCCCAATGGCGCACCACGGCCATGGTGTTGCCGTCGTGATGCCAGAAATGGGTGACATGGCCGCTCATGTTGCGGGTGGCGTCATGCACCTGGTCGCCGATGCGGACGCGGATTTCGGCGGGCGCGATTCGCGCGGTCTGGCCCGTTGCCTTGGCGGCCCGGTAGAGATCGGCGGTGCGGGGCAGGTCGATGATGGTGGCGCTCATCATAGGGCCTCAAACAGCATGCGGGCCGCACGGGCAGCGGCAACAATCAGCGCGGCGGCGATGACCCAGCCCAGGGCGAAGAGGGCGATGCCCTGCCAGCACAGCCGCTCACCCGCTGCCGGATCATCGCCGCCGGGCTGCATCAGAGATATTTCCGGCCGATGTGATCGAGCCGCACCAAGGGCGGCTGCACGATCTGGACGGGCTCCTGAAGCAAAACGCCATCCTGCGGCGCGTCGTCGTTGGATGCCTGCGGTGGCGTCAGCTCGGCCAGGACGATGAGGCCGGCCTTGACCGCATTGGTCAATGCGCGATTGAAATCCTTGGCTGCGGCATGCAAGACAGCCGTCAGCTCGGCATCGGTGGCGCGGCGGCTGTCCGCCAGTTGTTGCTGGCCGCGTTGGGTAACCTCCAGCCGCGCGGCCGGTTTGACGGCGAGGGCGGATTCCATTTTCAGCAGCAACCGAGATTGCGGCCGTTTGGGGGCGGGCTTACGCTTGGGTGTCGCCATGATGTCAGGTCCTTTCACTGGCGGTTGGGGATGGGGCGGTTGGGGAAGGGATCGCTGTGGTCGGCCTAGCCGCGATAGGTTGCCGGCGGCGTGTCGCTCATGACGCCACCCGTCTCGGTCGCCGTGACCATGACTCCGGCATCGACGAATTCCAGGCGCTGTGCGTCGATGTATTGACCTTCCGGATATTTGTCGCCGCGCATGGGTGGCAGAACGCAAAACTGCGTGCAGCCGGTGAGGTATCGGACTTCGGCGGTGACGATTCCGGTCAGGCCGGTCACGACGTCGCGGACGGTGTTACCAAGATCAATTTTCATTGTGGCTGTCCTCTGAAGGTGGTGGTGCTGATCGGTGGTTGATGGCTATTCCACCCGCGCGCCAAAGCTTCGCGCATGGCGGCGGTCGGCGGGACTGGCGAGGTCGGGACGCAGCTTGGCGGCGCGCATGCGGGCCTCGTCGCCATGGGCGGCGAGATCGAGCCGCGTGAAACCCATCGCCAGCAGGCCCGCATCGGTGGCGGCGCCCAGCTGCTGACGGAGGCGGATCATCGCCTTGGCCATCTGCAGCGAGATCGGTTCGCGGGTCGGCGAGATGCGGTCGATCGGCTGGGCGTAGAGCGATGAGGCCGGTTGCGATGCGGGACGCAGATTACGCGGCATGCTTGCACTCCTCAGATTGCGGGCGGTAGAATGTGTGGCGTCGACGATCGTGAGTCGTCGACGCCCAGCCCCCTGAAACCCCGTTAGCAGCAGGAGACCGTTTGATGTCTGGACATGGAGCGGCAGACAGTCTGCCGCGCGAATGCGCATCTGCAGCAAGGGCCGGCGCGACCTCAATAGACCAATTGCACCTGCGCAGGTCGAACACCTCGCCCGCTTCGGCGATCACCGCGTCGGGTGCCGCATCGATCGCTGGGCATGATCCGTCATGAACGCGATAAACGAGCGACGTCGGGACGGATAGAAGATCTTGCGAAATAGGCCAAGCCACCGGCGCATCGATAAACTGAAGCCCTGACCCGCGACGCCGGCCACGCCGGCGTCGATCGCGCAATTCGCGCAATGTTGCGGCGATCGCGGCCATCGAGGACATGGCGATGCCAAGGGCAAAAATCCAATCGACGCGGTTCATGATTGCCGCCTTGCCGTCAATTGCGTTGCCTGATGTGTCGTCATTGCCTGACCCGTCTCCCGCAATCCTCACCAAAAGGGGCCGGCCGGGGCTCGTGACTTGGGGGTACCGCAACCCCGGCCGGGCAGTCATCTGGGAAGCATGAACCGGTTCCGAAAAGGGAACGTCGGTGAGGCGGATGTTTCCAAAATAGAAGCATGATGTCAATCAAAAAAGCTTCCAAAATGGAAGCTTTCGGAACATTTCAATTAAATGATTGAATTCCTGCGCAAATTTTGGCTCGATAATTGATGGCGAGTCTGCGACTGGCGGGGGTGGAGATGTGGCGCCGTTTGTTTTTACTCACCTGCATCGTGATCGGTACGAGCCCTGCGGCGACAGCCGATCAAGCACAGCCTTCTCGACAGTTCTGCGGCGCCTTGATCCATCACTGGAATCTTTGCAGCTTAGAAGCACAATTGGTCGCGGAAGGCGGCAAGGCCAATCCTGATGATTGCCAGGCGCGATTCCCGAAGGACACGCGGCCTTACTATGACAAGGCGCTGAAGTCGTCGCCGAATGACAAGGCCAAGAGCATGGTCAAGGACATCTACGCGTATTCATTGTCCAGCGTGAGCGGGCTGACGCCGACCGACGGCGAGCTGAAAATCGCCTATGAGAACCGCATCGACACACCGAAGCGCAAGATCGACGAGATGTGCGACCGGCTGTTGCTGGAAATCGAGTGAGGGCGAGATGGGGCTGACGGGGGTGAAGATGTTGCAGCGATGCATTCTAGCCTCGGCGCTCGTCCTCTCGGCGTTGTCGCCATCTGCCGCCTGGGCCGGTTTTGAGAATACAAAATGGGGCGACGATTTTTCGGCTGTGCGAACGGCCGTTCGTGCCGACGCCAAGCAATACCCCGATTCGGAGGTCGCCTTTAATTCACCGCAAACCGGTGCCCATTGCCGGTTGCACGTCCCTAATGCCTCGTTGGCAGGGTACCAGTTTCGCGAGTTGAAATACTGTTTCGACGATGCCGGAAAACTATCGCTGGTAATCCTGGAATCCGATGGCAAGTCGTTCTATGAGCTTGACCGGGCCTTAAGAAGCCAGTTCGGCCAACCGGTCCAAGAGGCCAGCGGGCCGATCGCAACAAGATCATGGAACGACGAGGCGAAGGACAACTCCATTCGCTTGCTGCTTGTCACTGATGCCATGCTGATATACGCGCCGCGCGAAAAGGGCTTCTAACGTCAGCCCTCTTGCCGATAGCTCCCAATCACCAAAGCGGTGATGCGCAGGTTATCGCTATGCTCGTCGAAATCGCCATTGCCATCCCAGTAATCGGGCACGCGCCAGGGCTGCTGGAATTCCGGGTGGTTCGAGCGTGGCCACAGCCAGGGATGCCCATCATCGTCGAACACCAGTTCCTTGATCGTCGCCTCGACGCCTTCATTGGTGGTGCGCTGAACCACTACCCGCATGCCCGAGCGCGGGGTCCAGCCCTCGCCAAGATCCAGCACTGAGACAACGATCACGCAGCTGCCATCTGGATAAAGCATGTTCATCGACGGACCGCGCACCTGCAGGGCGCGCCGAACAACGCCGCGATAGCGATCATCGGGGAGGGCGTCGATGTAGAATTGCTTGTCCGGCGGATACTCCAACGCATCCTTGAAGACGCCGGCTTCCACTGCGCCGATTACCTTGATCTTCACGACGGACATCTCGCCTGGCGCTATGTTGGGCGTAATGCCAGCGGCGTCAGTCTCGCCGATCATGCGCAACAGCGTGGATTCCGGCCATTCCAGGAACTGTGCCACGATCGGAACTTCGCGGGCGGCGATCCGCCGATCACCGCTGACCATTTTGGTCATGCTGGCGGAGGACAAGCCTAGCAGGCGCCCTAGCGCCGCCTGGGTTTTACCCAGTTCTTTAATCCGGTCCTGTAGCCACTTGTTTCTCATATGGAAATGATGCGGCTGCGAAGACCGATTTACACCTTCCTTTTCGGAAACTTTTGATCTTGACCGGGTGCTTCCAAAATGGAAGTATTGGTCGTCATGAACATTGCAATCCATGTCATATCCAAGATTGGTGGTGGCGGCGAATCCGGTTTCGCCCGCGGCGTCGCGCTGATCTGCGCCTGGACCGGGTTGCTTCCAGTCGCCGTCTACAAATGGACCTACCCGAAGGAAAAGGGCGGCACCGGTGGCCATATCCCGTCCTGGCGGCAGGGCACCATTCTGGCTTGCGCCCGGGCCAGTGGCATCGCGCTGATGCCCGCCGATTTCTTCGACCCGGCCGATCTGATGGCCGTGAACGACAACGCGTCATCCGCCCTCAACAACATGGTGGCGGGTGATGTCGATGTGAATTGCCATCCCGGCGCCGAACGTCAAGTCGGCGCCACCGCCATCGCCCCCGACCTGACAGCAGAGGCCTGAGCATGACCAAATTGCGGACCCCCGAAACCTTCGAAGAGGCGATCGCGCAGATCGCCGCCGGTATCGGCACCAAGGAATGCGCGTATCTGGTGGAGCGCGGCGACAGCACGATTCGCATGTGGTCGAACCCCGACCAGGACGGCCGCCCGACCTTGCATCAGGCGATCAAGCTGGATATCGCCCATGCCGCCAAGTTCAACGGACGGGCGCCGATCCTGGAAGCCTATGTGGCGCGGCTGCGCGAAGCCGGTTTCAGCCGCGAGGTCGGCGATGCGCTGACCGAATCCCTGGCGCTGCCCAAGGCGATCGGCGACCTGATCGAGGCGGTGGTGCGGGTCACCGATGCCAAGAGCGAGGGTGGGCGCAAGATCAGCGCCAATGAAGCCAGCAGCCTGCTGGCCCGCCTGCGCGCGGCGCGGCGCGAGCTGGACGATGTCGAGGCGGCGGTGCGCAAGGCGACGAAATAGATTCGGGTGCGCCGCAAGGCGTGATCCCCACGCGCCGGCCGTGGCCCGAGAAGCCGGCAACAGTTTTGACAGGTGCTCTCTCACAATGAAGCCGCTGCAGCGGTGGAGTGATTGGCCTGGGGCGTGACAACGGGAGCGGAACACGCACGCAGAGTCCGACGAAGAAATCGCCACGGGGCAGGTTAATCGGATAGCCCCACGGACACCTGAGCTGGGAAGGGGTGTCGATCTCGCGAAGGTAGCCGGGCCATGACAGATGCCCGGGGAGGATAGCGAGGGAGCCGCGACCCGGGGCAATGTGCAGCGCCGTTCCTGCACAACAGCGATGGGCCGGGCAGTGTAAGGGCCGCCTGGTCCATCGTCAAATATCCCATCCTTCCATCCGCAGCGGGGGCTTCATGACCTGTCGAAACGCGAAGATGCCACAGCCCGGCGCGCTGCGCGGTGCCAGGATGCAGGCGCCCAGCATGGCCTATGTGGTGCATGCGGTGCCCGGCGATGCGATCGAGATCGCGCTGGTGATCGGTGGCAAACGATCCGTGGTCGCGGTCGGCGACCGGCTGGCGCTGGATATCGCCGCCGACCTGACCCGCGCCGTCGCCAGCAATATGGGCGACGGCAACCGCCGCAGCCTCTGCGCCCTGCCGGGGATCGAGCGCGGCGCCACGCGCCAGGGCGGTGGCCGATGACGACCTTCGATCGCTTCGAGCATGCCTGTTTCCATCAGGGGTGCCGTGAGGTGGCTTTGTTTGGCTATGGCGTCGACATGCGGCGCGGCGTGGCCGGTGTGTGGTCCTGCGCCACGCATCGGGCCGAGTTGGAACAGAGCCGGGCGCAGGCGCAAGCGCCGGGCGATGCGCCGAAACAGGGGAGCCTGATCTAGATGCCGCGCGTGATACCTACACAATGGGACAAGCTGATCTATCGCGGTCGCATCGCCGCGCGGTTGAAACAGCGGGCGGATGATTGCCCGTTCGCGCCGAAATCGGCCGAGGGCATGTGCTGGCTGGCCGGTCTTAACGGTGTCACAGTTTCCCGTGAAACACGGGATGAATGGCGCAAGGATGAAATCGCGCGCCTGCAGATCCTGACCGATGCCGGCGTTCCCGGCCGGGTCATCGAGCTGGTGCTGAACCGCACCCATCAGGCGGTGCGCGCCAAGCTGTCGCGCCGCCGGCGGCATGAGAAGGTGGCGGCATGACGATCCGCATCCTGCACGGCGATGTCATCGAGCGGCTGCGTGGCCTGCCGGATAGCAGCGTGCATTGCGTGGTCACGTCGCCGCCCTATTGGGGGCTGCGCTCTTATCTGCCCGATACGCACGCGGAGAAGTCCAAGGAAATCGGTTGCGAGCCAACCCTGGCGGCACATCTGGATGTCATGGTCAATGAGGTCTTCGCCGAAGTGCGGCGCGTGCTGCGGCCTGATGGCACCTGCTGGGTCAATTACGGCGATTGCTATGCAACATCGCCCAATGGCCGCCGCGCGGATGAGGTGAAGCGCCTTGGCACGGATGACAGGACGTTTCGGGACAAGCCGTTTTCGACCATCCAGGGCGTGATGAAGCCCAAGGATCTCTGCATGGTGCCGAACCGCTTCGCCATCGCCATGCAGGATGCTGGTTGGTGGGTCAGGAGCGAAATCATCTGGCACAAGCCCAATCCGATGCCGGAGAGCATCACCGACCGGCCGGCGACGGCGCATGAGAAGGTGTTTCTGTTCTCCAAAAGCGAGCGCTATTTCTATGACGCGGTCGCTGTGCGGACCGATGCCGCTCCGACTTCCAAGGCTCGTTGGCAACAGGATATAGACAATCAAGTCGGCAGCCAGCGCGCCAACGGTGGCGATCGAGCCGATCGGCCAATGAAGGCGGTGCGAGGCCTGACGCCCCGCCATGAGGGTCATATCAATCACACACGTCTTGACGCGACCGATCGAGGATCGGCAAACCTCAAGAACGTCTGGAGCATCGCCACCAAGCCGTTCAAGGAAGCGCATTTTGCGACCTTTCCGCCCGATCTGGCGCGACCCTGCATTTTAGCCGGTACATCGGAAAAAGGCTGTTGTCCGAATTGCGGGGCGCAATGGCGACGGATTACCGAGAAGTCGTTTCACCCCCATGCAGATGTATCGGCCGATGCTGCTTTGAGAACTAAAGAGCAGTTGGATGAGAGTTCACGCTGGTCGGGATCACAGCGTGGCTCGGTGTCCCATGCCACAGTTGGATGGGAACCAAGTTGCCCTTGTCCTCGGCAGTCGCCGGTGCCGGCGATTATACTGGACCCCTTCGGCGGTGCCGGCACAACCGGCCTGGTCTGTGCCGAGCTGCAGCGCGATGCGGTGCTGATCGAGTTGAACGAGCAATCGATCGCGATCGCCCGGCGCCGCATCGAGCCGATGTTGCGGCAGGGGTCGCTGCTGACCGGATTTAATTCGCTTGAGGTCGCATGACGGCGCGCTATTCCATCGACGCCATTAAGGCCAAGATCAGCCTGATGGAAGTGGTCGCCGGCAGCGTCGTGCTCAAAAAGGCCGGCCGGGAGCTGGTCGGGCTGTGTCCGTTCCATGGCGAGCGCACGCCCAGCTTCTATGTCAATCCGGGGAAGGGCGTCTATCTCTGCTATGGCTGCGGCGCCAAAGGCGATGTGATCGGCTTCTATCGCGATATCCATCGCCTGGACGACAAGACGGCGATTGCCGAGCTGGCGGCGCGTGCCGGCCTGATGCCGGAAGACGAAGCGGCCAGGATCGCGCCACGCCAGCGCTTCGCGACGCCGATGGCGGCGACCTATTCCAAGCAGGAAGAAGAACGTTATCGCGCCGCCACGATCGATTGGTCACGCGATATCTGGCGCGTCTCGCGGCCGGCGCCGGGATCGCTGGTCGAGCGTTATCTGATCCGCCGTGGCATTGACCCGGTTGCGATCGGCGGCTTACCGCCCTCCTTGCGATTCCATCCCGACCTGCCCAGCGACAAGGCGCCTGGCGCGCCGCATTACCCGGCCATGGTGGCGGCGGTGCAGAACGACGAGGGTCGCATCACCGGCATTCACCGCACCTTCCTCGCGCGCAATGGGGACGCGAAGGCGCCGCTGGGCAAGCAGGCGAAGAAGATGCTGGGTGTCTGTTGGGGTGGCGCCACGCGCCTTGCGCCGGTCGATGACGTGCTGGCGATCGGCGAGGGGATTGAAACCTCGCTGTCGGTCCTGCAGGCCCTGCGCCAGCATGGCAGCACGGTGCCGGTCTGGGCCGCCCTCAGCCTTGGCAATATCGCAGGACGGGGCGAGGAATGGCGGCGGCGGCGCAAGAGCGAAGTCGAGCATCCGACCCGGCCCGGTGTCCGCATCCCGGCGCCCTGGCCGGATCTGGACCGGCCCGGCTTCCTGCCGCCGGCCACGGTCAAGCGGTTGATCATCCTGGGTGATGGCGACAGCGACCCGCATATCACGCGGGCGCTGATCAACTGCGCCACGCTGCGGTTTCAGCGGATGGGGTTGGAGGTGCGCGTCGCCTGGGCGGAACCGGGCAAGGATTTCAACGATATGATTCAGCGTGACATGAGGGTGGCGTGAGCGATCAGGGTGAACAACAGGGACCCGGCACCGGGATCGCGGCGATCGCCGCCGCCGTGGCGGAAGCCGAGGCGCCGGTCGACGAATTGAAGCTGGCCCTGGAACCGCGCAACGATATCGGCAATGCGCGCCGACTGATCGCGCGTCATGGCCAGGACATGATCTATGTCGACGGCACCGAATGGCTGATCTGGGACGGGCGGCGCTGGTCGGCGCAGGGTGGCGAGCCGGAGGCGATGAAACGGGCGCATCTGGTGGCCGATGCCATGGCCGGCGAGGTCAAGGCCCTGGATGCGGAGTTCAAGCGCCTGCGCGCCGATCCGCCGGAGGGATTTTCGCCCGGCGAGTGGCTGAAGCGGATCGAGGACCATGGCAAATGGCGAGGATCGAGCGGCAATGCCGCCAAGGTGGATGCCATGTTGCGGACAGCCATGCCCTATCGCCGCCGCCTGGCGCGGGAATTGGATGACAGGCCGTTCCTGTTGAACGTGGCCAATGGCACGCTTGAGCTGCCGACCGAGCTGACGACCGGCGAAGACGGCTTGCCGGAGCTCGTCGATGGCGAGATCAAGCTGCGACCGCATCGCCATGACGACCTGATCACCCGGATCTGCAATGTCGTCTATGACCCGGCGGCGCGCTGCCCGCAATGGCTGACGTTTCTCGATCAGATCGTGCCGGATAAGGACACGCAGGTGTTCCTGCAGACCTGGTTCGGCTATGTCCTGACCGGCGATATCAGCGAGCAGCAGCTGGTGATGGCCCATGGCGCCGGGGCCAATGGCAAATCGACGCTGTTGGATGTCATCAAATACATCATGGGTGACTATGCCATCGTGCTGCCGATCGAGACCTTCCTCAGCGATGAGAAGCGGCGCGGCGGCGATGCGACACCGGATCTGGCGCGGGTGCCGGGCGCCCGGCTGATCACCGCCAGCGAGCCGGAAGGCGCACGGGCGTTGTCGGAGAGCATGACCAAGCAGGTCACCGGCGGCGAGGAAATGACCGCCCGCAACCTGCACCAGCCGTTCTTCGAGTTCATGCCCTGCTTCAAGCTGGTGCTGGCCTTCAACAAGAAGCCGCGGGTGCGGGGCCAGGATGAGGGCATCTGGCGGCGCATCCTGCTGGTGCCGTTCCTGGAATTCATCCAGAAGAACAAGCGCGACAAGATGCTGCCCAAGCGGCTGAAGCTTGAAGCTGCCGGCATCCTGAACTGGATGCTGGATGGATACCTGATCTGGCGCGAACGCGGCCTGGTGGCGCCGGAGAGCGTGCTGCACGCCACCGATGAGTACCGATCGGAGAGCGACACGGTCGGCGAATTCATGCGCGTGGTGACGCGCCGCGAGAAGGGCCAGAAGGTGCAGGCCAATCGGCTGTTCGACATCTTCACCAAATGGGCCGGCATCAACGGCCTGCAGCCGACCAGCCGGACGGCCTTCGGGCGGCGTCTCTCCGACCTGCATTACGAGAAGGAAAAGGTCGGCGTCTACTTCTATACCGACCTCGCCTTGGTCGAGGAAGAGATTGGACAGTTGGAGAGTTCCGGGAGCGGATCGGGCCGCGACCCCAGGCCGGATGATGGCGGAATGCCGGATCAAAGCGGCTGAACCGTCCAACAGTCCAGCGGCGTCCATGCGCAAGTGACTGATTGAATTGGTCCTTGGAGGGTTTGGACGGTTGGACCGTTTGTTGGGAAACGCATATGTGAGCGCCTGTATATCACTATAGAAATAACTATCCAAACCATCCAACCGTCCAAACGCTCCACTGAGAGAAAACACCATGGCAAAATTGCGGGCACGACTGGACACCATCGCCGATCAGCGGTTGCAGCAGCTGGCCGATGAGATCGATCGCTATCTCGACAAGCCGGCGCCGGACCCCGCCAATCTGGAAGCGCTGAGCCGCAAGCTGCGCGACCTCTCCAAGCGCCGTGATGCGCAGCGGCCCGTGAGCAAGGCCAATGACAATGACGACGCGCTGGATGCCGATCTGGCGCAGCTGGATGCGCAGTTGCGGGACGCGATGCGGACGCTGCGCCAACTGCCCTCGGGGCGCGTCATGGCGGCCAGCAGCGCCGGCGGCTGGCCCAGCGTGCTGCGCGAATGGAGCGGCTACGGCGCGGCACCGGCCGAATCACCGCGTCTCATTCCCTCGACCCGGGATATCGCGCTGATGGAACGCATGCTGAATGCCGTGCTGGCGATTCCCGACGGCACCATCCGCAAGGTGCTGATGCTGCATGCGTCCGGCCGCAGTTTTCGCAAGCTGGCCAAGGAGTTGCACTACGGACATGAGCGTGTGCGACGCATGTATCGGCAGGGGCTGCAATCGCTCGCCGAAGTTTTTTCACAAGCGCCTGGACAAACGAGACAGAATTAACTACTTTCAGCGTCAATCTTGGAATTTCTGCGCCCGCCGCTCTTCACTGAGTCGGCGGGCGTTTCATTTGGGGCTTCGCCATGACGACAACCTTCACGCGGTTCGGTGAGCTGCCGAATTACTTGTGGAACGGCAAGATCAATGTCGGCAGCGACAGCTTCAAGGCGGTGTTGAGCAATGTGGCACCCAGCAAGGCCAACAGCCTGGTGCTGGCGGATATCACGCAGCTTGGCGCCGGCAACGGCTATGGCGGTCCGATCGCGCTGACCGGCGTCACCTTCCTGGAAACCGGCGCCGGCACCAATATCTGGCAATTCACCTGCGCCGATTTCGTGGTGACAGCCTCGGGCGGGTCGATCGGGCCGTTCCAGTATGTCGTCTTCTATGACGATACGCCGACCTCGCCCTTGAAGCCGCTGATCGGCTTCCTGGATTACAGCGCCGCGATCACCATCACCGACGGCAATACGCTGACGGTCGATGTGCAAGCGGCCGGGCTGTTCCAGGAAAGCACCACGCCGTAAGGCCGCGCAGATGACGCAACGACATACGCCGGATGAGATACCGGAGCCGGCAAATCTGGTCGTGTTGATCTTTGGCGACGGCTGGGAAGGTGGCGTCGAGGGGTATTATCTTGGCGGACAGTGGGTGATGGCTGAAGCCGGCTACGACTCGCTGATCTCGATTACCGTTTGGGAATACCGGGCCTAATGGCGATCACGCGCGTTGGTGTTTCGTCCTCGGTGATTGTGTCGGCCGGCGACGTCTCGGTGTCCGAGCCGACCGGCTGTGCAGATAAAGATCTGCTGATTGTTCCGATCAGCTTTCGAGATACCCCGGCCTTCACCATCCCGGGCACTTGGAACCTGATCGTTCAATTGCCGAACGGCAACACGGTCGCAAATACCGGCAGTTCGCGCAGTTCGTTGGCCCTGGCTTACAAGATGCGCGGCCCAAGCGCTGAAACAGGCATCGTCTTCGCCCGAACCTTGGGCAATGCGGCGATCGGTGCGATGGCTGCATATCGCGGCGTTGATCCGACGACGCCGTTTGATCAGTATGTTGCGCTCGATGGCGTGAAGACCACTACGCCATCCACCTCGACAGGTGTCACGCCTGCCAGGAATGGCGCGCTGCTGTTCATGCTCGCCGCCATGGCGAACAACACGACGGCCAGCGGTGAGACGGCGGCGATCGACCCGACCGCAGCAAACTGGACCGAATTCTTTGATGTCGGCAGCTTCGCTGGCGCCGATGTGGCGATGGCTCTTGCCGATGCCATACAGGTTACGGCAACGCCGACAGGTGTCTTCTCATACACGGCCGGCACGAATTATGTGCATGCCATCGCCGTTGCCGTGTTCAACCCGGCGGTTGCTGGCAACCAGACCATCACGGTCGATCCGGGCGCAGCCGTGGCGACCGGCCAACAGGTGAAAATGGCGCTGTCAGTCGCGGTCAACGCAGGCGGGGCTGTGAGTGCTGGTCAGCAGGTCAAGCTGGGTCTGGCGATCCGCATCGCCAATGCCGTGGCGACAGCAATCGGCAAGGTCGTCGCGCTGCAGCAGGTGATCAAGATCGGCGCTGCCGCTGTGCAGGCAACAGGCAAGGTTGTAACACTGCGCCAGGCTATCGCCGTTGCTGCAGGCAGTGCGATTGCAGTCGGCAAGCAGGTTGTGCTGACGATATCCGGCGCGCAACCATCGCCACCTGCGGCGGCCGAGGACACACTGCTACCGAAAGGATCACGGCGAGTGCTGATGCCAGTGCCATCGTCGCGGAGTTTGACGCTGCTGCCTTCGGTTCGCGTCTTGAGAGGTTCGTGAAATGTCTTGGGCGGGAAACTATACGCCGGCGCAATCCGCCGATGATAAATCCTGGGGCATGGGATTCTTCGGTGAATTGCTTGCTGGTCAAACGGTGCAGTCTGCCGTTGTCACATTGAAGGTGCTGGCAGGCATAGACCCAGCGGCTTCCAGCCATGTGATTGGGGCCGCTTCTGTATCGGCGGATGGTTTCACGGTGTCGCAACGGCTGAATGGCTTGGTGAGCGGCGTTACCTATGCAGTCAACTTCAAGGCCAATCTGACCAACCCGACCGAGGTCACAAATCTCTGGGGCACGCTGCCCTGCATTGATCCTTGATCCGACCCCCTTGGGTCCTTCCGTGTCCGCCGAGCAAATACGGGCAAAACGAGCGCGGGGGAAAACTAGATTTCAATTTTTTCAGTTGCTTAGGTTGATGTTGCTGTTGTTGAGGCGTGGCGATGGCGGATGTGAGCGAACCGCTGATCCTGTCGCGTGAGGAAGCCGCCCGGGTGATGGGCGTATCGCTGCCGACGATCGATAAGTGGATCCGGGACGACGGCACCGCCTTTGTCGAGGAATTCGGCGGTAATGGCAGGCCCTACCGGATCAATGCCGAGAAGCTGAAGGCCTGGCGCGACGGTCGGGTGATCGAGGAAGAAAAGGCGGAGGAGAAACGCCGCGAGCTGCTGAACCAGCTGGAGATCCAATTCACCGGCGGCGCCGTCTCGCCAGGTGAATCCGGCGGCCTGACGGCGGATCATCGGATCAAGCTGCTGAACGAGCAGCTGCTGCACCACAAGGTGCGCCGGGAGCGTGGCGAGCTGGTGGAAGCCAGCCGGGCGGAACTGGCGCATGAAACCCGGCTGAAGCTGGTGGCGGATTTCCTGCGCGGCCTGCCGGATGTGCTGGCGCGGCGCATGAGCTGGGACCCTAACACGACCAAGGCCTGCGCGGAACAGATCGAAGGCCTGCAGGAACGGTTGGCGCGGACGCTGATGGAGGAGCGTTTCCTTGACTGATGATGGTGCGATCAGCGGGTTGCCACCGTTCTGTGACCCAGAGGAAGGCTATCAGCGCGCCTCGGCGGTGCTGCTGCCCCGCAAGCGGATGAAGCCCAGCGAGGCGGCGGAGAAATACCGTTTCCTAGATACGGGCGGTTCGGTTGGGCCATGGCGGAACGCATCGGCGCCTTACATGGTCGAGCCGATGGATTGCACGTCGGATCGGGAGTATCAGGCGGTGGTGTTCGCCGGGCCGGCGCGATCGTCAAAGACGGCGGCGCTGGTGATGAACACATTGGTGCATCGGATCATGTGCGATCCGTGCGACATCTTCATTTGCCAGACCAGCCAGAACAGCGCGCGGCAGTTCTCGCGCGAGCATATCGACCGCATGAATCGGATGTGTCCGGATGTCAATCTGCGTCTCAGCAAGAACGCGGACGAAGATAACATCTACGACAAGCGCTATCAGGGGATGAGCGTGTATTTCGGCTGGCCGACCGTCGACCAGGTGGCGGGCAAGGATTACCAGGTCATTCTCGATACCGAGTACGACCGCAAACCGGAGGATATCGGCGGCGAGGGCTCGCTGTTCAATCTGGAACGCAAGCGCACGCAGACTTTCGGCAGCCTGGGCAAGCTGGTGGTGGAGTGCTCGCCATCGCGCGACATCATACCGGAAGCCATGGAGAAATGGACGCCGCGGGGCCATGAGGCACCGCCGACGACCGGGATCCTGGAACTGTTCAACCAGGGCGACAGGCGCCTGTATTACTGGCCCTGCCCGGAATGCGATGAGTTCTTTGAACCAAAGTTCAGCCAGATGGATTATCTGAAGGCGGAGAAGGGACAGCCGCCGATACCGATCGAGGAAGCGGCGGCATCGGTGGTGATGGTTTGTCCGCATTGCGGCTGCCGACTGACGGAACAGCGCAAGGGCTGGATGAACAGCAACGGCGTGTGGCTGCGGGAAGGGCAGCAGATCGATGCCGATCGGCAGATTACGGGCGTGCCACGCAAATCATCGATCGCCAGCTTCTGGCTGAAGGGTCCAGCGGCATCGTTTCAGTCCTGGTCCAGCCTGACCGGCAATTACCTGCAGGCGCTCGAGAGCTACGAGCGCACGCGCGACTATCAGACGCTCAAGACCGTGGTCAATGTCGACCATGGCGAGCCGTTCCTGGTGCCGGCCGAGGCCTTGGGTGAGGTGATCGACAAAGAGGAACTGAAGGCGCGGGCGGAGGCCGATTGGTCGCTGGGTACAGTACCGGCGGGCGTGCGGGCGCTGGTGGTGACGGTCGACGTGCAAGGCCGGTATTTCGATGTCCAGGTGACCGGCTATGGCGTCGATTTCGAATGCTGGATTGTCGATCGCTTCCAGATCTCGCAATCGGCGGAGGATGGGCGCCTGGTCGATCCGGGGTCGTATCCGGAGGATTGGAACCTGCTGTGGCCGCTGCTGACGCGGGCCTGGCCATTGGCGGCGGATCCCAGCCGGGAAATGGCGCCGCTTTGCGTGATGATCGATTCCGGCGGTGCGCCAGGTGTCACGGGTAATGCCTATGGCTTCGCGGTCAAGGCGCGCAAGGCGGGGATCGGCGAGGGTCGCCTGATGATCCTGAAGGGCGATGCCAAGGTCGGTGCCAAGCGCGTCTACATGACCAAGGTCGACTGGAATGTTGACGGCAAGGTGATGGCCCGGGGATTGAAGCTGTTGCTGGTCGGCAGCGACGATCTGAAAGACGATGTCGCGGGCGCGCTGCGCCGGGAAAGCCCCGGCGCCGGCTATGTGCATACGCCGCATAACCTGCAGGCCGAATGGTTCGACCAGGTGACGGCGGAACAGAGGACGGAGAAGGGCTGGATCAAGCGACCCGGCATGAACCGCAACGAGGCGCTGGATCACATGGTCTATAGCCGCGCCGGTTTGCTGCGGGCGCCCTGGTGGTGGGGCCGGATCAATTGGGCCGCGCCGCAATCCTTCGCCCAGAGCCATGACAAGAACAGCCTGGTGCGGCTGGCCGGCAACGGGCCGTCACCGGCGCCTGCGGCACCGCCGCAAGGCGCAGTCCGGACGCGTGGCCTTCGCGGCAGCGTCGCACGATAGTGGAGAGTTGAATGGCGGATTATCAGGCACAGCTCGATGAAGTGACCGCCGCGATCACGGCGGTGCTGACCAAGGGCCAGCACTTCCGCATCGGCGACCGGGAATATTGGCGCGGTGACCTGGTGGAACTGCGCCAGCGGGAGACCATGTTGCGCAATCTCGTCAACAAACAGAAGCGCGGCGGCTTGCGCGTCTCGCGGGGGATCCCGCTATGAGCAAACCGACGTTCACCCGGCTCGATCGGGTGATTGCCTATTTCGCGCCGCAAACGGCGCTGGAGCGCTATCGCGCGCGCAATGTGCTGTCGGCCAGCGGTGCCTATGTGGCCTCGCGCAGCGACCGGTCGTCGATGATGCTGTGGGGCACGTCTGCTGGTTCGGGGAATCGCGATCTGTTGCCGGAACTGGACAAGATCCGCCGCCGCTCGCGCGACCTGGTGCGCAATGCGCCCCTGGCGGCCGGTGCCATCAACACGGTGGTGACCAATGTGGTCGGCGCCGGCTTGCTGGTGAAGCCGACGATCAACCGGCAGGTCCTGGGCCTCAGTGTCGAGGAGGCGAATGCCTGGCAGCGCCGCGCCCTGGTGATCTTCAACCTGTGGGCGGAAAGCGCCGAATGCGACCTATCGCGGGTGATGACTTTCCCGGCAATGCAGGATCTGGCGCTGCGGTCCTGCCTGGAGAATGGCGACGTGCTGGGCGCCAAGCGCTTCATTGAACGGCCCGGCAGTCCCTTCGGCCTGAAAATCCAGCTGATCGAGGGCGACCGTCTGCGCAATCCCGGCAATGTCGCCGATACACCGGTGATCATGGGTGGTGTCGAGGTCGACCAGGTCACTGGCGCCCCGGTCGCCTATCACTGCATGGACCGGCATCCCGGCGATATCGGCGGCCGCGCCTCGACCTGGACACGGCTGGAGGCCTTCGGCGCCAAGAGCGGCCGGCGTAACGTGCTGCATGTTTACAAGATGACCCGGGTCGGCGCGGTGCGCGGCGTGCCTTACCTCGCGCCGGTGGTGGAGGCGATCAAGCAGATCTCGCGCTATACCGAGGCGGAGATCATGGCGGCGGTGCTGAATGCCTGCTTCGCCATCGTCACCAAGAGCGACCAGGGCGGTGGCGACATCGCAGCGACGACGACGACCGACAGCGCCGGCCAGCCGATCAACATCACCGAGCCCGGCCAGTTCGTCGATCTGGGCTTGAATGAGACGGTTGAATCCTTCTCGCCTGAACGGCCGAATACCGGCTTCGATACCTTCGTGATGGCGATCATGCGCCAGGTCGGCGTCGCCCTGGAACTGCCCTTCGAGGTGCTGGTCAAGCATTTCACGGCGTCCTATTCGGCGGCGCGGGCGGCGATGTTGGAAGCCTGGAAGTTCTTCATGGCGCGGCGCAAGTGGTTCGCCGATTCCTTCTGCCAGCCGATCTATGAGGATGTGCTGACGGAAGCCATCGCGCGCGGCATGTTGCAGGCGCCGGGCTTCTTCACCGACCCGGTGCTGATGAAGGCGTGGTGCGGGGCGCAATGGATCGGGCCATCGAAGGGCCAGCTGAACGAGAAAGACGAAACAGATGCCGCCGTCATGCGGGTCAATGCCGGGCTTTCCAGCTTGGAGATCGAGACGGCGGCGCTCGGCAACGGCGATTGGGAATCGATCATCGAACAGCGGATTCGCGAAAACCAGCTGCGCGAGCAAGGCGGCCTGAACCAGTCGCAGGTCCCGCTGCAGAACCAGCCAAATCCGAACACGCCAGCGAAGCAGCTGGATGGACCCGATCAGAAGGATGCCGCCTGATGACCCGTATCGCTGACATCGCCGCCGGGCTGCCTTGGGCGATCTATGAGCCTGCGCTGGAGACGATTATCGAGATCGCCGGCCGCGAGACGCCGGATGCGGAAACCCTGGCCGATTGGAAAGGCAAGATGCAGGCCGTGGCGACGCGGCAGGGGAAGCCCTTCCGCGAGGGCAGCAGTGTCACCATGCGCGACGGCGTCGCGATCGTGCCGGTCGCCGGGCCGATCTTCCGCTATGCCAATCTGTTCACCGAATTCAGTGGCGCCACCTCGATCCAGAAGCTTGCGCAGGACTTCCAGGCCGTGGTCGACAGCCCGTCCGTCCGCGCCATCCTGCTGGATTGCGACACGCCCGGCGGCGAGGCCAATGGCGTCGCGCAATTCGCCGCGCAGGTTTATGCCGCGCGCGGCAGCAAGCCGATCACCGCCTATGTCGGCGGGTTATGCGCCTCGGCCGGGTACTGGATCGCCGCCGCCGCCGATAAGGTGGTGCTGGACCGTACCGCCTCGGTCGGGTCGATCGGCGTGGTCGCCACCATGACCGACACCCGCGAGCGCGATGCCAAGAACGGTGTGCAGCGGCGCGAGATCGTCTCCAGCCAGTCGCCGGATAAGCGCATCGATCCGGCGACGCCGGATGGCAAGGCAAAGATCCAGGCCTATGTCGACCGCCTGGCGCAGGAATTCATCGGCGATGTCGCCAAATATCGCGGCGCCACCGAGGCGACCGTGATGAAGGATTTCGGGCAAGGCGGGTTGAAGATCGGCAGTGATGCCGTCGCCGCCGGCATGGCCGATGGCGTCACCACATTCGAACACGTTCTGACGGAGCTGGCCGCCGCCGGCGCCGGCGGATTCAAGTCAAATCGGGCTGCGGCGGCAGCAACACAGACACCGAAAGGACAGATCATGGACAATCTGACAGCCGAAGCGGTTGCCCGCGACCATGCGAGCATCGCCAATCACTTCCGCGATGAGGGCGTGCGCGCAGCCACGGCGGAAGCCGAGAAAGCCCGCAAGGAGGCGGTGAGTGTCGCCGTCGCGGCGGAGCGCAGCCGCATTCTCGGCATTGAAGCGCTGGCCGGCAGTTTCCCGGGCCATGACAAGCTGCTGGCCGATTGCAAGGCCAATGGCGAATGCAGCGTGGAACGCGCCGCCCTACAGCTGGCCGAGGCCGAGAAGGGCAAGCGCCAGGCGACCCTCGACAATATGAAATCGGATCTCAATGCCGCGACGGCACCGACCGATGCCAAGTCGGACCCTGTCGGCAAGGAGGCGAAGGCGGATGCCGCCACGGTCGCCGAGAAGATCCGCGATCTGCGTGCCGAGGCGGCGAAGAAGGGCAAGGCGCTGTCGCTGGCCCAGGCGGCGCATCGGCTGGGCTTCAGCAGCCGCTGAACCATCCATCATCAACCGCAATGCAGGTCGCCGGTGGCGGCCTTTTCTTTTGAGAGGAAACAGCAATGAGCACATTCATGCTCGCCAAGAGCTATACGGCCGAAGCGGCGATCGGCGCCAACCTGATTGTCAAAGTCGGTGCCAATGACGGCGGCATCCTGCAGGCCGCCGCCGCGACCGACAAACTGATGGGCGTTTGCATCACGCCGGGCGGCGTTGCCTCCGGCGACCGCACCGACGTGCAGACGGACGGCGTTGCCGAGATCTATGCCGGCGGCACGGTCAGCCGCGGCGATCCGATCACCTCCGATGCCAATGGCAAGGCGGTCACGGCGGCGCCGTCGGCCGGCAGCAACAACCGCATCATCGGCTTTGCCGAGGTATCCGCCGCCGCCGGCGATCTGTTCCGGGTCAAGCTTGCCCTCGGCGTGATGCAGGGCTGATCCGGCCGCATCGCCGCCGTTCCATTCATTCGACATCCGTTTTAAAGGAGACACTTCATGTCGACCGCACCGTTTCCCGTCGATCCAGTCTTAACCGGGATTGCCCTCGCCTATGAGAACAACGCGCTGATCGCGGATTCCGTTTTGCCGCGTCTCGATCCGCCGTTGGAGAAAGAGGAATTCACCTGGCTGAAATTCGCGCTTGGTGAGGAATATACCATCCCCGACACCAAGGTCGGCCGCAAGAGCGCGCCCTCCGAGGTCGAATTCAGTGCGACGCGCCAGACGGGTCGCACCCAGGATTATGGCCTCGATGACCTGATCCCCTATAACGACAACCGCAATGCGCCGCTCGGTTACGACCCGATCTCATTCGCGACAGAGCAGCTGGCGGAATTGATCGCCCTGGACCGCGAGCGCCGGGTCGCCAATCTGGTCTTCCAGAACGCGCTCTATGCCGCCGCCAACAAGGTGACCTTGTCGGGTACCTCGCAATGGTCGGATTTCACCAACAGCAACCCGATCTCCGACATCCTAACCGGCCTCGATGCCACCATCATGCGCCCGAACGTCGCGGTGATGGGCCGCGCGGTCTATACCAAGCTCGCCCAACACCCAAAGATCGTAAAAGCCTATTTCGGCAATGCCGGCGATTCCGGCGTGGTGCCGCGCAGCTTCCTGGCGCAACTCTTCGAGTTGGATGAGGTGCTGGTGGGCGAAAGCTTCGTGAACACGGCGAAAAAGGGCCAGACTCCGACCGTGGCCCGCTGCTGGGGCAAGAGCATGCTGCTGTTCAAGCGGAACCCGCTGGCGCGCAATGAGACCAACACAGTCACCTTTGGCTACACCGCGCAATATGGCCAGCGCGTCGCCGGCCAGATCGACGAGCCCAAGGTCGGCCTGCGCGGTGCGACGCGGGTGCGGGTCGGTGAATCGGTGCAGGAGGTCATCTCTGGCGCCGAAGTCGCCTATTACATCGAAAACGCCGTCGCCTGAGGCATCGGCATAACCCTGACCTGTGAGAGCGGCGCCGATCGGCGCCGTTTTCATGAAACATGGAGGCCGATATGGCTGATCAGAAAAACTACGTCGTGCTGTCGCCCGTCGAGCACGACCAGAAGACCTATGTCCCGGGTAAGAAGATCAAGCTGGATGACGATGCCGCCACCGCCTTGCTGCGCGTTGGTGCCATTGCTGATCCGGATGCACCGGCCCCAACCGAAGACGCCGCTGCCGGGGAAGCAGGCGAAGGCACCGGCGGCACCGAAACGCCGCCGGCAGCCTGAGGTCAGCCCAGATGGCGATCGAGGATGATGCGGAAATGGCGGCCTATTTCGACACGGATGTGTTCGCCGTGTCGGCCGTCTACACGACCTTGGCCGGCGCGCAATCGACCTTTCCGGTCATTCTCGATCAGGGCCAGAACCAGCACGATTTGGGTGCCGTCGGCGTCGCCTTGAGTGCCTATCGTATTCAAGCGCGGGTGAGTGACGTGGCACAGCCCAAGGAAAACGACACCGTCACGATCGGCGGCAAGATCTTCCGGGTGCGGGTGCCGAGCCGCGATATCAGCGGGCAGATCTGGATGCTCGATTGCGATCGGCTGGTGTGAGATGACAGAAACGATCCGCGAGAAATGCGTTTTGCGCCTGATCTGGCTGCTGCAGCAGATCAGCGTCATCCCCGGCCTGAAGGTGGAGCGCAACCGGGATGCCGGGGTGACAGAATTCCCCACGGTAAATGTCATCGACGGCGACCATGACACGGATAGCTCGAGTCTCGGCTTCGAAGAGCATGTGATGGAATGCGATCTGGAGATTTATGCCAGCGCCAAAACAGATGACGTGCTGCAGGCGAGCTTCGATCAGGTCTTCGGGGCGATCTCCAAGGCGGCGGCCAGCGACACCTCGCTGAACGGCAATGCCGTGGATGTCAAGCAGCTGGGACTGAAGAATGTCCAGACCCTGACCGGTGCCGAGGGTATGCAGCCGGCGCGCTGCGGTGTCCTGGTCCTGGAGATCACCTTCTCAACAAAATACGGCGACCCCTACACGGTCGGGCCGTAAGTCAATCAATCAATTTCATTCTGGCTCTAAAGGAGATCGGCGATGCCTTTCATTCGCAGCCGTAACGCGGCGATGTTGATCAAGATCGAACCGACGGAAGCGGTGTTCACCGCGCCGTCCAACACCATGGATGGCGTGCTGGTGGAGAATCCGAAGATCGGTTTCAATCCGCAGAACGTGAACACCAATGAGGTAGCGGCCTCGCTCGACGGTCGCGGGCCGATCATCGGCGGCACGCAATGCGACATCAGCTTCGATGTCTATCTGAAGGGCATGGGCATACCCGGCACGCCGCCGGAACTGTCGGAAAGCCTGCGCATCTGCGGCTGGGGCGAGACGGCGACACAGACCCCGAAAACCGGCACCACCTTCGCGGTGACCGGCACCAACACCATCACCGACAGCGCCAATGGCTTGGCGACGTTGACGGTCGGCACCTTGCTCTATCTGAGTTCGCCGGCCAATCCCTATGCCGAATTGCTGGTCACCGCCTCGGCGGCCGGCTCGCTGACCGTCACCAAGCTGGACGGCTCGGCGCCGGGCCTCACCAATGAAGCGGCCGGTGGCACCTGGACGATGGAATATGGCCTCGCCGGCACCGCCGCGACCGCCGGCACCAATACCAGCCTGACCATGCAGGCCCCCTGGGCGGCGACAGCGCAGGCCTATCGCGGCATGCCGGTGGCGCTCAGCACCAATCCAGCCGCCGGCGCCTATGCCTTCATCAGCGATTACACCGTCGGGCGGGTGGCGACGCTGACCGACCTGTTCGGCACCGCGCTGAGCGCCACCACCAAGGCGTCGCTGATGGCCAATGTGCTGTACCAGCCGATCAGCAATGCCATCCCCTCGGCCTCGATCATGTTCTACATGGATGGCAAGGTCTGGAGCTTCAAAGGCTGCAGGGGGGATGTCGATTTCACCTTCGACGCGGCCGGCGCCTGCAAGGCCAGCTTCCGACTGATGGGGATGTTCCAGGCGGTGGCCGATGCGGCGGTGCCGAGCGTCACCTATGACGCCACGCGCCCGGGAACCTTCCGCAACTCGGTCATGCTGGTCGATCGACTGGTGACGGCGCTTGGTGCGATCACACTGAAGACCGGCAACCAGCTGGTCTGGCCAGATGATCCGAATGCCTCGGAAGGCTTCGGCGCGCCGCAGATAGTCAGCCGCAGCATGTCCGGCCAGATGGACCCCTATACCCAACTGGAAGCGACCCGCAGCCTGATGACCGATTTCCGCGCCGGCAACCAGAAGATCGTGCATGGCCGCGTGCTGGGCAGCAACGCGGCGAAACATGGCAACCGCGTCGCCGTCACCGTACCGCTCGCGGTCTATACCGATTACGGGCTCGACCCGGCCGATGGGTTGTCGAAGGAGCCGGTCGGCTTCTTCCCCTACGGCCCGGATGCCGGTTTCAGCATCTGCTTCTGGTGACGGACTTGTTTATCCCGTGAAGCGAGCCGCCACGCCAACCCTCGCTTCACGGGTCCCGCGATCAGCCTTCCCTGCAAGGGGAGTGGCGGAGGGTCGGCGACGACCCTGAGCACCAAGAATAGCCGGTTGATGTGCGAACCGGCCCGCCACGAATTCACCTGACGGAACATCGCGCGCGATGGGGGCGGCGGGGGTCAGGTCCCGCCGCCCCACTTATCTGCCAACCCTCACCCTGATAGGAGACCTGAAATGGCCATTGTCCAATCCGCGAAGCATGTCGAGACGGTGATTCCGTCGAGCCAGGCCGAGCTACCGAATCCACGCACCTATTTCATCAACACGCCGACCCGGCAGCGTCGGGCGGCGTTTCGGCGCGCCATCACCTCGGCGGGCATTTTCGTGCATCCGATCGGCGAGATCGTCGATGCGGTGCGCGGCGTCATCGACCTGGTGCAGCCGAGCGAGGCCGACAGCCTGTTGGCGCTCTGCGATCGTGTCGCGGCCGATAACGGTTTGAACATGGACGCGATTGACGGCAAGAACTGGTCGGAACTGGCGCAGTCGATCGGCAAGGTATCCCCGGATGTGGCGCGCATGCTGGCCGATAACAACTATTACAACGCGATGGCGCCGCTGGTGGCGGCCAGCTTCTTCCTGACCGGCTGGGAAAACCTGCCATTCGCCTTCAGGCGCGGATTGGATGGCCTGGTCCCCGGCGATCTGCTGGAACAGATCGAGGATGGTGACCTCGCCGAAATCTGGCTCAAGATCCTGGTGCTGATGGCGCCGAGCCGGGCCGATGAAAAAAACTCCGCATCGCCTGCGCTATCGCCGACCAGCCAGGCGCCTACAGTTTCGGCGGAAGAACCCCTGAATTCGCCCCAGACGGCAGCGCCTGGGTCATCTTCGGCGAGCGATACGAGCGCAACCCAAAGCTAGACCTCGACCCCGACTATTTCGACGTGCTGGGCCTCTGGCAGTACTGCCGCGATTCCATGGGCGGCTATGCGCGGCTGCCGGATGACGGGGGCGTCAACGACCAGTCAGCCTGGTTGATGGACGCCTTCAACATCATCGCCGCCGCCGTTGCCGATCTGAAGGAGAAACCGTGATGGTATCTATCCGCGTGACAGTCAAGGCGCCGGGCGGTTCCTTTCAGACTTGGGCCAAGGGCAATGCCGCCGTGGCACGCGAAGCTGTCACGGCCGGCATCACCAAGGCCACGCGCGGCGCCTTGCTGGACATGCGTCAGCAGATGACGGCGGCAGGCCTTGGCCGGCGCCTGCCGAACGCCCTGCGATCGACGGTCTACACCGATGCCGGCAGGAACCGGGATGAGGTGAAGGGCCTGATCCAGCCGAAGGACGGCCAGGCCACCAGCATCTTCAGCGCCTTCACCGAGGGCGTCACGATTCGCGGTCGCAACGGCAACTGGCTGGCGATCCCGTCGGACAATGTGCCGCTGGTCGGCGGCAAGAAGGGCGGTCGTCGCCGCATGACGCCGCAGCAAATGGAAGAAAGCTTCAATGGCGACCTGGTGCTGTTGCCGACGCGCCGGCCGAATGTGCTGCAGCTCTATGCCCGGGTCGTGCAGTCGAGCAACAAGAAGGGCTATCGGCGCGGCACGGTGAAGCGCCTCGCCCAGGGCCGCCTCGTCAAGCTGGTGCTGATGTTCACCCTGGTGCGTCAAGTCGGCTTGCGGGCGCGCCTGGCGCCGGCGCCGATCGCCGAGAAATGGGCGGCAAGGGCCCCGTTCCTGATCAACCAGTCGTTCTCTCAGCAGGACTGACCCCATGCCCAAGAACAGTTTCAGCGTCAGTATCACCAGCGAAGGCCTCGACCAGCTGCGCCGGGATCTGGAGGCGATCGGTCCCCAGGCCAAGGCGTCCTTCGATCGCCTGGCGGCCGCCACACCGCAGCTCAGCAAGGCGCTCGACGATCTCGGTAAGAGCGCGAAGCTGAGCTACACCAATGTCGAGATCCTGCGCTCCGGGGTGATCAACACCTTCCAGTCGCTGGTCGCCGGCATGGACCCCATCCAGGTGTTGACAACGCAGCTGGCGCAGACGGCGCCTGCCTTCGGCGAATTGGCGGCCAAGGCCGGGCTCAGCCGCGCGGCACTTCTCGGCATCGGCGGTGTCGCGACGGCCGCCATTGCCGCCGTCACCGCTGTCGGTTTCGCCTATGAAAAGGGCGCGGCGCAAACCGCAGCCTTCAATGAGGCGCTGAGGATCAGCGCCAATGCCGCCGGGATGACCGCCGGCCGGATGGATGAGATCGCGAAATCAGCCATCGCCTTTGGGAAAGTCGGTCCTGGCGCGGCGCGCGCCATCGCCACCGAACTGACGGCGACGGGCAAGCTGTCGGCGGATGTGATCGCCAAATTGACGTCCATGTCCGGCGATTATGCCGCCGCCACCAAGACCGACGCGGAAACCGCCGGCAAGGCCCTGGGGCAGATCTTCAGCGACCCGCTGAAGGGCATGAAGCAGCTGGACGACGCCTATAACCTGTTGAGCGCGGCGGAGCGCCGGCATATCCAGGATCTGGTGGCGCAGGGCGATCAGACCCAGGCGCAGATCGTGCTGGCGGATTCGCTGAACGAGCGCATCAATCATCTGGCGACCGATGGCATGGGCTTGCTCGGCAAGACCATCTATGCGCTCGGCAAGGCCTGGGATCACTATTACGACGCGGCGCTCGGCATCGGACGCACCAAGTCGATCGAGGAACAGATCGCCGATAACGAGGCCGCCATCGCCAAGGCCCTGGCGGCGCGTGAAAACACCGGTTCCGTCTATGCCGGGGCAGATCTGCCGGCCCTGCTGAAAAAGCGCACGGAATTGACGGCGGAGAAGAAGGGACAGGACCTGGACAGGGACCTGGCACAGCAGGCCGCCGACCTGCAGGATCTCGGCAAACAGGCTGATTCCGCCGCCGGCAAATTCGCCACCTTCGCCGACAAGCAGCGCGATTTGCGCAACGAGATCATCAAATGGGATGCCGCGCGGCAGAAGTTCCACCAGGCGGCGCTGACGGGTGAAAACGACACCACCATCCAGCAGTATCAGCAAGCCGAGAAGCAGGCGATCGCCGCCCGCGATGGCGCGCAGCGCGCTTTGAATGCCCTGAAATCGCCACTCGACCAGGCGCAGCAGGCGCTGATGGACCAGCAGCGGATCAGCGCCGCGCCGCCCTATCAGCGCGCCGCCTTGCAGGCCGGCATATCGGCCAAGAATGCGGCCCTGGCCGACCCGCAGCGGGCGGCCGATGCCGACAAGCTGGCCGCCATCGCCACGGCGCAGGCGATCGAGCAGCAAAGTGCTGCCTTGCGCGACCGCAACACGCAGCTGAACACCGGCATCACCTTGACCGGCGCCGCGACGGATGCCTGGCTGAAATCGGAATCCGCCGGGCAGGCGGCCGACGCGCAGCGGGAAGCGGTGCTGCAATCGCTGAATGACGGGATGGATGTCACCACCCGCAAGGCGCAGATCCTGCAGCAACAGGCGGCCGACGCGGCGGAATCCGGCGCCAAGCAGGTGCGGCAGCTGGATCAGCAGGTGGCGGCGCAACAAAAGGTGGTCGATGCCGCCGCGAAGGGACGCCAGGCCGAGGCCCAGGCGCTGCTGGATAACCAGATCGCCGAGAAGACCAAGGACCTGCAACTGGCGCTGCAGAAGACCACCGACCCGGATCGTATCCGCCAGCTGAACATCGAGATCCAGGCGACGGGCAAGAGCATGACGGAGCTGGCCCAGGGCGCGCGGGAAATCGACCTGGATCATGTGATCAACCAACAGAAAGATCAGATAAATCTGCTTCAAGTCCAGATGGGTTTGGTCCATGCGGGCAACGACGAGCGATCGATCGCGATCGCGCATGCCCAGGCGCTTTTGTACCTTGAGCAGCAGATGATTGATCCGCTCAGCAAGCAGGGTCAGCAATATCTGCAGAACGCCGATAGCATGGCGAGAATGACCTTGGAGCTGCAGCGTCAGCAGGCGATAGCGCAGGAGTTGCCCAACTTCTTCGACCAGGCCTTTGACCGCATCGGTTCGGCGATCACGCAATTCGCCGTGCAGGGCGGCAATGCGCTGTCGGATGTTCGAAACATCGGCAACGCCATGTTGTCGGAATTCATCCAGGAAGGGATCAAGCTGTCATTGATCAACCCGTTCAAGAATTGGGCGATGGGTAGTACCTCTCTGCCGACCTTTGGCGATGTGGTTGGCGGTGGCTCCGGCTCCAGCGGCACCAGTTCTAGCGGCAATTCAACCATCAGCAGCGCCGCCGCCGGTATCACGCGCGGCGATATGTTCAGCGGCGGGTCCGCGTCGTCCTTGCTGGGCAGCCTGGTCCCGAAGGGCAGCATTCTCGGCAATTGGATGTCGAATTCGAATTCGCTGGCTGGCGCCGGCAATGCGACGACGGCGGATTATGCGGTTGCCAATCAAACCTCCGTCTTCTCCAACCTCAACTGGGGCGGTGCCGGCATCGCGGCCGGCTTGGCGGCGTTGCCGCAATTGCTGAACGGCAATATCGCCGGGGGCTTGCTGAGCGGCGGGCTTGCCGGGATCGGGACGCTGGTGGGTGGGCCGATCGGCGGGCTGGTGGGTGGCTTGCTCGGCAATGTGTTCGGCGGCTTGTTCAACAAGCCGAAATGGATCAAGTCGCAGGCCTCGGCCTATATGATGACAGGGGACTATGGCGGCTTGACGCTGGACCATTACAAGACCAAGCGCGCCAGCCTCAGCGACGCGCAGGCGATCGGCTCCGGCCTCAGCGATGCCTTCGGCGGCCTGACCGATGAGCTCGGCGTCACCTTCGATCCGGGCCAGCTGGTCTATATGACCTCAATCACCAAATCGAAGGGCAAGAAGAAGAAGTCCTGGTTCGAGAGCAATTTCGGCGGCACCAATTTCGGCAAGTTCGCGACCTCGGACGAGGCGATGGCGGCGCTGCTGTCCGGGGCGCTGGGCATCGGTGCCACCCAGGGCACCATCCAGGGCCTGGCGCCGGGCATGGGCGAGGTGTTCAAATCCGCCTATGCCAAGAACGGCGTCGTCACCAGCCAGGACGACCTGACCAAGCTGACCGACTTCGCCAAGTTCTACGCCCAGATCGACACGATCCGCACGCCGACCGATGCGGCGGCGAAGGCGCTGCGCGACCTGGCGATCGAGATGAACAAGCAGCAGCGGGCGGCGGAGCTGTACGGCGTCTCGGTCGAGAAGGTCACGCAGATCTTCACCGACAATTTCAACCAGGGCATCCAGGACCAGATCCTGCAATTGAAGGATGCCCAGGCCTATGCCCTGAAGCAATTGGACCTCGACCACGCGGCGGAGGTGGCGCAGGCGCAGAAGCTCGGCGGCGACCTGGCGGCGGTCGAGGAACTCTATGGCTTGAAGCGCCAGCAGATCCTGGAATCCGGCCTCAATTCGATGAATGACAGTTTGCAGTCGTTCTTCAACCAGCTGACGCTGGGCGATCTCTCCGCCCTGTCGCCGACCGACCAGCTGAGCCAGGCGACCAAGCAATATCAGGCGGTGGTGGCCAGCGGCAACAAAGCCGGCTTTCAGGACGCGGCGACCAATTACCTCAATATCCTGCGCGGCTTCTATGGCTCCGGCACGCAATACGCCGCCGGCTTCCAGGATGTGCTGGGGCAGTTGAAGGGCTTCGGCATTCCGGGCTTCGCCACTGGCGGCGATTTCGGCGGCGGCATCGCCATGGTGGGTGAGCGCGGCGCGGAGCTGATGGCGACCGGTCCGGCGCGCTTCTTCGATGCGGCGACCACGCAACAAATCCTCGCCGGCCGGGCGGCGAATTCCAATGCATCGCCGCGCCAGATGCTGGATCAGATCGCCGATCCGGGCATGCGCAGCCTGCTCGGCGCGCTGCATGACCGCATCAATGACCTCGGCATCGGCATGCGCGAGCTGCGCAATGCCTATGACCGCAACAGCGACATCTATCGTTTCGGCCGCAAGTAACCGACAGGAGACATCATGATCAAAGATCGCGTTCAACAGACGACCACGACATCCGGCACCGGCCCGCTGACGCTCGACGGCACGGTTACCGGCTATCAGCCGTTCAGCAGCGCCTATGCCAGCGGCAAGAGCGTCTATTGTTGCGTCATGGACGGCGCCAATTGGGAGGTGTTCGAGGGGGTCCTGACCAGCGGCGTCCCGAGTTGGACGGTGTCGCGCGGCCGGCTGATCAAGTCATCCTCCGGCAGCATCATCAGCCTCAGCGGCGCCGCGAAGCAGATCTTCGCCTGCGAGCCGGCGGAGCTGCTGGGGCCGCTGCTGGGTCGCTTGAACACGGTCACCACGACCAATAGCGGCAATGCCTTCACCGCCACCTATGATGTCGATGTGCCGGCCTGGATCAACGGCTTGCGCGGCAAGTGCCGGATGAACGCGGCGCCGACCGGCGCCGCCACCCTGACGCTGGTCAGCCCGGCCGGGACGCTGGTGGCGAAGTCCATCAAGACGCCGCTGGGTGCCAATGTGATTTCCGGCGCCTGGAAGATCGGCTATGGCCTGGAATACCGCTATGACGCCACCGATGACGTGGTGATCTGGACCAACGCGCCGGATGCCGCCGGGGTCAAGACAGTCTCCACCGCCACCTATACGGTGCTGGCGGAGGATTACGCGACGCTGCTGCGCTTCACCAACGCGGCCGGCTGCCTGGTCACCCTGCCGCAGGCGACGGCCACCGGCAGTTTCGCGGCACCGTTCTTCGTCGACATGGTGGCCGGCGGCGGCACGGTGGTGGTGGTGCCGACGACCTCGACCATCGACGGCGCCGCCATCCTGGTGCTGGCCGGCGGCAATGGCGCGCATATCTGTTCCGACAGCAGCAATTACGCGACGCAAAAGAGCGGCGCCTTCGCGCCCTCGGCGATCGGCGGCTTGTTGCCGACCAGCATCGCCGGCACCAATACCACCGCCAGCCTGACGGTGACCGCAGGTTCGGCCTCGGACAGCACCAACGCGACCATCCTGGGATTGAGCGCCAGCCAGGCCTGGGCGGTCAGCAACGGCAATGCCGCCAACGGCTATCAGGGCGGAACCACGCTGCCCAATAGCAGCACGATCCATTTCTTCATCTGCGCCGGCACCAGCGGCACCTGCATCTTCGCCAGCACCTCGCTGACGCCGACCCCGCCGAGCGGCTATGCCAGCTATTACCGGCGGATCTTCTCGATCCAGACGAATGCCAGCGGCGCGCTGATCGCCTATACCGCGATCGAGGCGGAAGGCGGATCGCTGATCTGCCTGCTCTCCGGTTCGCATCCAGTGGATGTGAATGGCGCCACGCCGACCTCCGCCAATCGCACGCTCTATCCGCTGTCGATTCCCAGCGGCGCCAAGCATGCGCCGATGGTGCGGCTGAGCTGTGTCGCGACTTCCAGCAACCTCTCGATGCTGGCGACCAGCCCGGACGAGCCGGATGTCACCGTTACCGTCACCGCGACGGATACCGACCACACGATGGTATATTCCGCCAGCTATATCGGCGGCAACCCATCACCCTTTCTGTTGACCAATACGTCGGGGCAGATCGGTATCCGGGCCAGCGGCACCAATGGCGCTGTCAATTGCGTGACGCGCGGCTGGAAGGATTTCAGGCGGTGAGTGCGACAGCACCCGTCTCAAGCCTGCCGGTCAGCGATGCGCCGGCTTATGTGCCGCCGGCGACGCCGCCGCTGGTGCTCTATCAGGACAAGGCGGATATCGATGTCGTCTATCTGGTCGAGATCACGCCGTTTGTGCCTTCCGCGTCAACGTAGTTGACGCGGAGCGTTTTAAAGAGCCCCGCGTAACATCGCCGCCCGCCAACCCACTGTTACGCGGGTCTTGTTGGAGTTTGTCATTTGACAGCTTTTTCGCCCATCGCATCGCTGCCGATCACCGCCGTCTATCCGGCGACGGGGATCAGCGGGCCGGTCAAGTTCCGCTTCGCCGACCGGCGCTTCATCACCGATGCGACCGATCCGGATCTGCCGAACACCGCCTTCGCGCCGCGCGTGATGTCGGCGCTGAGCGTCGATCGCAGCCTGCCGCTGGCGCCGGGCACCGATTCGCGCACGACCTTGCAGTTGGGCGAGACGGTGCTGGCCAATGCCGATGGCGAGCTGGATGAATTCATTCGCGATTACGCGGTGGATGGTCGGGCGATCGAGGTCAAGATCGGGCGCAGCGGATCGGCTTATGGCGGATACGATACCTTGTTCAAGGGCACGGCGCGGGGGCGCAAACAGGCGAGCCGCACGCAGGTCAGCTTCGAGCTGCGCGATGCCACCTGGGAGCTGGATATCCCTGTGCAGCGCAACCTCTATGCCGGATCTGGCGCCCTTGAAGGCGGCGGCGATCTCGCCGGCAAGCCGAAGCCGCTGAGCTTCGGCTATGTCTACAACATTTCGGCGACGCTGGTCGATGCGGCGCGGCTGATCTATCAGGTGCATGACGGGCAGATCGGCGCGATCAGCGCGGTGATGGACCGGGGCGCCGTGCTGAGCCCGGCCGGCGATGTCGCGGATATCACCACGGCGTCACCCGCAGCCGGCACCTTCGTGACGCAGCTCTCCGGCGGCTATTTCCGGCTGGGCGCCAATCCGGCCGGGCTGGTCACCGCCGATGTGGCGGGCGATGCCAGTTACGGCTTGTTCGTGGCGAAGACCGGCGAGATCGCCTATCGCCTGATCCGCGACCGGGGCGGCTTCCTGGATGCGCGGATTGACGCGCTGAGCTTCGCCGTGCTGAACGGCTTGCAGCCGGCGCCGGTCGGCATCTGGATCGGGACGGCGGCGCGCTCGCTGACCGATGTCCTCAATCAATTGTTCGGCGGCATCAACGGCTGGTGGGGGCCGAACCGCCTCGGCATCGTCGAATGCGGCCGGCTGGATGCGCCACTGCCAACCGCCGGCGCCTATCTGACGGTCAAGGATGTGCTGGATTACAGCTTCGTGCCGCTGCCCGATGCGATCGACCCGCCGGCCTGGCGCTTCGCGGTCGGCGCGCAGCCGAACTGGACGATCCAGGACAGCGATCTGGCCTTCAGCGTCACCGCCGACCGAAAATTGTTCCTGGCCAACGGCTTTCGCTATCAGACCTGGTCGGACAGCAATGTGCAGATCCGCAATCTGCGATCGCAGGATCTGGTGGTGCCGGGGCTGTTCGCGCAGGCCTCGGATGCCCTGGACGAGGCGACGCGGCTGGGCGGCCTCTACAGCCAGCAGCGCAGCCTGATCCGCATCGAGACGCGGTTGCAGGGCTATCTGCGGCGGATGGGCGAGACGGTCAATCTCAACCTGCCGGTCGGCGGGCTGGATGGTGGCCGCAACATGGTGGTGGTCGGCCAGAAGATCGATACCGGCGCCAATCAGTGTTTTCTGGATTTATTCTGGTAAGGGATGACACATGGCGATCGCCGGTTTCTCATGGATCAATCACGTCGAGAGCGGCGCCATCGCGGCCTCGTCGGAGGTGGCGACCTTGCCGCTGGCCAATGTGCAGGACCAGCACGGCGCCAGTATCTGGCGCACCACGGCGGCGACCGGTGTCACCGTCACCCTGGATCTGGCGGCCGCGAAGCCGATCAAGGTATTGATGGTGGCGGCGGCGAGCTTTTCCAGCAGCGCGACCTGGCGCCTGCAGCTATCGACCACGGCGGCGCATACGGGCGATATCTATGACAGCGGCACGTTGGCGATGAACCGCGCCCTGATCGCCAATAAAAGATCGCAGGCCTGCCTGGTGCTATCGCAGCTCTACAGCGCGCGTTACGCCAAGATCACCTTCAACGACAGCGGCGCGACGCAAGGCTATTTCGATGTCGGGCTGTTGTGGCTGGGCGATCTGTGGCAGCCGAAATTCAATTTCAGCTGGGGAGCGCAATTGGGCCTGCAGGATGTCAGCGACACCGCGACCAGCATCGGCGGCCAGGATTACACGAATGTGCGCGAGAAATACCGCCAGGAGCAGGTCACCTTCAATTTCCTGACCGATGCGGACTATTACAGCGGCGTCGACCAGATCGATGCCATCGCCGGCACCGCGCGCAACGTGCTGTGGGTGCCTGACCCAGCCGGCAGCTATCTGAACAACCAGGCGATGATCGGCCGGGTGACGGAGCTGGGTCCGACCAGCCGCGCCTTCGTCAACGGGCGCTCGCGTTCCTACAAGATCAAAGAACGACTTTAGGAGGGGAAAAGGAATGCAGGTCGATCTCTGGCAATTGATCACGCTGCTGTTGATGCCGTTGACCTTGGGGGCCTTCGGGCTGATCTGGCGGCAGTTGCGCGAGATCGAACGGCGCGGCGATGAGGTATCCAATCAGGTCTGGTCGCAGATCAACGACCTGAAGAAAGCGCTGGCCCAGCATCAGGTGGATTCCGAGCGTCGCTATGTCAGCGACACCCGCATCAGCGAATTGAAATCGGAGATCTTCGGGCGCTTCGACCGCCTGGAAAGCAAGGTCGACAAGGTCCTCGCGGCCGATGTCGACGTTCGATGACGAGGTTATGTCCATCACTTCAATCGAGAGGAAACCATGTTGAACTTCATCAAGACCGTGATCTGGCCGATCGCCTTTCTGCTCGCCATTGGCGCGGTCATTCTGTTGCTCGGCAATGCGCGCGATTACCTGGACGCCAATCTGCAGCGCGATGCCACCCGGCTGCTGCTGGCGGTGATCGTCATTTACGGGCTGCTTCTGCTGTCGCGCTGGATGGACCGGCGCGCCGGTATCAACTTCAAGGAGGAATGGCATGCGATTCGCGATGGCAATATTGCTGTGGCTCTGTATCTCGGTTTGCGGATTTTCGGCATCTTCCTATTCGGCGCCGCGATCCTGTTCCTCACCTGAGTACGATATCCGCATCGCCGCCGCCGTTGCGAAATGGTGGCGGGATGTCGATCCGCGCACGGCCGTCCATGCCTGGAAAGCGCAGCTCTGCCAGGAAAGCAGGCTCGATCCCACGGCCAAATCGCCGGTCGGTGCCAAGGGGCTGGCGCAGTTCATGGACGGCACCTGGTCGGAGGAAGCGCCCAAGGCCGGCCATGCCGATGCCTCGGCCTTCGATGCCGATGCCGCGATCGATGTCGGCGCCGCCTATATGGCGTCGCTGCGGCGGTTCTGGCGGGCGGCGGTCGACCCCGACCGGCACCGGCTGGCGCAAGGCAGCTACAACGCCGGGCCGGGCTCGATCCGCAGTGCCTCGCGGCTCTGCGGTGGCGCGCTGACCTGGTCGGTGGTGATCACCTGCCTGCCGGCGGTGACCGGCAGCCACGCGGCCGAAACCATCAATTATGTCGATCGCATCGCGATCTGGCAGCGACAGTTGGGGAATGTGCGATGACTGACACAAAGATCCGCGGCGTCCATGTCGGCGCCGGTATCGATATCGACGATGTGGCGCAGCCTGGCCGATTCCAGTTCCAGGACATGGCATATCAGCCGATCGACGGCTTTGCCGATGTGCCGGCGGATGGCCAGTTGCGCCTGGAATATTGCTGTCCACGCACCGGCAAAGCCTGCGGCGGCATCATCATCGGCAAGGGCTTCAAGCCGGCGCGTGGCGCGCCGTCCTGGCAATGGGATGGCAATGTGCTGGCGCCGAGCTTGACGCCGTCGATCAATTGCCAGGGCGGTTGCGGCTGGCACGGCTATCTGACGGAAGGGGAGTGGGTGCCATGTTGAGCCTCACGGCCCTGTGGGGCGGGTTCGCGGCCTTGGGCTGGGTGCAAAGGCTGTGGAAGTACCGGGTGTGGATCATTGCTGGTGTCACCGCCTTGGCGCTCTCCGCCACGATCGGTGTGTTGAAGTGGAAACTGCACAGCGTCGAGGCGACGGCCGCCCAATCATCGGCCGCCCTGACCGTCGCCCGGCATGATCTCGACCTGGCCCGGCAATCATCGGTGCAATGGCAGGACCGCAGTGCCCAACAGCAGCAGGAGATTGACTCGCTCAATCGCCAGCTGTCGCAGCGTATCGCCGATTCCATCAAGGCCGATCTGGCGGAAGCCGATCTGGAAGACGCTCATCAGCAACAGATCGCCGATCTCACCGCCAAACTTCGCCAGTTGAAGGAGCAAGCGCATGCGCATCCTGACCAGGTTCGCCCCCTTGGGCCTCTTGCTGTTGGCAGCCTGTCCTGGACCCCGGGAGGTCCTGCAGCCGCTGCCGCCGGTCACTAAGACCGTCTATGTCTATCGGCCGCTGCCGGCGGCGATGATGAAGCCCTGCGACCCGGTACGATTCGACCCGGCGGAGATCGTCACCGATGTCGACCTGGCCGGCCTCTATCACCAGGAAGTGGCGCGCGGCGATTGCAATGCCAGCAAGCTGCGCGCGATCGAGCGGCTGTATCGAGGGGCACCGGAATGATCCGGCTGTTGGCGGTCGCCGCCGCGATGCTGCTGACCGGCTGCGCCCTGCAGCTGGTGCAGCACCAGGACCACAGCTTCGAGATGAAGGTCGTCACCGTCAAATTCTGATCTCAATATCAGGGGGCTCACATGAAACGCTCGATCCTGGCCGCCGTGGCGGCCCAGGCCATCGGTGGCCTGCGCTGGCTGCTGCTGCCGATCTCCAATACCCAGGACCAGCAGCGCCAGGCAAACAGCTGGGGCTGGCATGATCCGGCGATGGATGAGCACTGGCGCCGGGTCGAGGTGGCGCGGGGGCTGCATGTCACCTTCGAGGCGCTGAAGAACGTCACCAGCGAATGGACGCGCTTCGACCCGGCCGGCTCGCCCGGCCAGCGGGGATCGAAGATCCTGCTGGGCTGGGCGGCGCTGGCGGTGATCGCGGCCTTGCTGCTCGGCGCCGCGATCGGCGTCAGTCTGACGCTGCTGTGATCTTGCGCAGCACGATGCCGCGATAATAGACCGAGCCGGCGCGGGTGTCAGTCGCCGTCTTCCGTCCCGGCGTCTTCCGCCGCCGCGATCGCCGCCGCCGTGCCGGCGGTTGACCCGCGCGGCACGATCTTGAAGCGCTGGCCCGGGAAGCCGGCGACCACCAGGCCGATCAGGGCCTCATGGGCGCCGACGCAGGGCAGGCCAAGCTGACGCGCCTCATGATCGTCGCTGGCCAGGCCAATTTCGATTTCATCGGGCGCATCGATCCGCGCATCCAGCAGCGCCTCGATCTGCTCAGACGCGGCCTCGGCGGCTTCCTCGATCCGCGCGTAAAGGTCGCGAAGTTCGTCGAGCACGCTAACCTTGGCCTCGTTGCGGCCGGATGACCAGGATTTGACTGTATCAAGCCGCGTCTTGAGGAAATCAGCTGCGGCCGGTTGCGAGAGGCCGCAGCGATCGCAAAGCAGGGAGAAGGTTGTTTTCATTATTTTGCAATGTGATAGGTGGTTTGTTCGGATGAATGATAGCTGATGAAAGCAATCTCTTCGTCGGTCGCTTTGTCGAAATAAGTCTCATAGCTGTACTCGACATCGCGCTCTGTCTCGATACGAGTCGATCGCGCGGCGACAAAGGCTTCAAATTCAGTCTTGCTGACGGTTTTCAT